CAACAAGCTGAGCGGTCAGATCACGCTGTTCGCAGCTACGGCGCTTGCTGGGCACGCCTCCAATGAGTTCACCCTGACCAACAGCTTCATCGATGCGACCGATGTGGTGCACGTCTGCTTCGCTTCTGGCCTGACCGGGGCGAGCTATGGTGTGACCGTCACTGCGGTCTCGGCGGGCTCGTGCAAGATCACGGTCTCCAACTTCAGCAATTCCGCTACCCCATCCGATACGCCCGTGCTCAACTTCGTCGTGATCAAGGGGGTGAATGCCTGATGGCTAAGACGCCTGCTTGGCAGCGCAAGGAAGGCAAGGACCCTGAAGGCGGCCTGAACGCCAAGGGGCGTGCCTCTTACAATCGCGCCAACCCCGGGAAGCCCGGCTTGAAGCCTCCAGCGCCCAACCCAAAGACTGAGAAGGATGCTGCTAGGCGCAGATCATTCTGCGCTAGGATGTCGGGGATGCCCGGCCCCATGAAGGACGAAAAGGGGAGGCCAACCCGTAAGGCGTTGTCACTCAAGGCATGGAACTGTTAACTTGCACCCGCTGTGGGGGTGGAAAACCCGGAACCACGGAGTTTTTTCCGCCGCATAACCGTAAGCGGAATGGGTTAGATAGCTGGTGCCGCCAGTGTCGTGCTGAGTATCGTAACGCTAACTGTCGCGGTAAGTTTCGGGGGGTTATCTCGGATGAGTGCCTAGCTGATATAAAGGCGACAGTTAGGGAGTGTGTAATCTGTGGCAGCGATGAGCCACTGGTTGTAGACCATGACCATAAGACGGGCCAAGTACGCGGTATGCTGTGCAACCACTGTAATCGCGGGCTTGGCCACTTCAGGGATGATCCAGAACTACTGGAGTTTGCAGCTCAGTATGTACGCGAGATGAGCGAGCTGGAGACCTGCTGATGGCTGCTTCCACCCCCAAGAACCCTGCCCTTTGGTCCCGCGTGAAGGCGGCGGCCAAGGCCAAGTTTGACGTGTACCCTTCGGCCTATGCCAATGCTTGGGCTGCCAAGGAGTACAAGAAGCGCGGCGGCACCTGGGGAGGCCCGGATAACCGGGTCAAGAAACCCCATGGCTAAGGGTGGCCTCGGCAAGTGGTTCGGCGAGCAGTGGGTCGATGTAAAGACCGGCAAGGAGTGCGGGCGCTCTGGCGATAAGGATCGCCGGGGCTATCCTGCTTGCCGCCCGAAGGCTGCCGCTGCTAAAATGACTGCTGCTGAGAAGCGATCTGTGGCTGCGCGCAAGACCGGTCCGGCTAGGCAGTCCTGGCCTGTTACGCCCTCCGGGCGGAAGAAGGAGGTCTAGATGGCCGAGAAGTGGATCTCCAAGGCGATCAAGAAGCCGGGTGCTCTGCGCAAGGCTATGGGCGTGAAGAAGGGTGAGACCATCCCTGCCAAGGCCCTTGCCGAGGCGGCCAAGCAACCCGGTAAGATGGGCCAGCGCGCCCGCCTCGCCCAGACGCTGAGGAAGCTCAACAAGTGACCATTCGCTACCTCAAGAGCCGGAAGGACGGCTGGATCTTCGAGTGGGACCCGATCCTGGCGAAGAACCCGCATCTCTATGAGGTGACGGAGGAAGAGGCGTACCCCGAACGCTTCATCCCTGTCGCCACCATCGAAGCTATTGCCGCCAAGCGTGGCCGGAAGAAGCGGGAGCCCGTGGACCTGTTCACGGCTGATATCCCGGAAGAGCCCGGGTTCACGAACGAGGCGCTCAACGCTGAGGCTTCGAGGGGACTTCCGTGACACCTTCGGACGTGATCGTGGAGGCGCGTAAGCTCCTCCAGGATACCCAGGCACCCTACCGCTACAGCGACACAGACCTTCTCGGGTATGTGAACCAGACGCTGAAGCGGATGGCTGTCTTTCGTCCGACGCTGTTCACGAACATCACTAGTGTGCCGCTCACGGCCAACACTGTGATCCAGGACCTGCCCTCCGATGCGCATCGACTGGTGCAGGTGTTCTTCATCGACAACTACAACTCGGTCAACGAGGTTGAGCGTGAGGTGCTGGAGCGGGCCTATCCTCAGTGGGTGTCCGATCCTTCTGGCATCCCGTTCAACTTCATCCGCCACCCGCGCAACGCGACCAAGTTCTTCCTCTATCCGCGCCCGCTGGCCAACCTGACGGCGACGGTTGAGTATGTGGTGGAGCCGATTGCGTACACCATCAACCAGACGATCCTGTACCTGAAGGATACCTACCTCGGCGTGGTGGTGGATGGCGTGGTGTTTCTCGCCTCGTCTATCGACGACGAGCATGTGAACTCCAACCGCGCCAAGCTGTTCCTTGAGTCCTTCACTAGTGCGCTCGGCGTTGATCTCCAGCAGCAGGCGGTCCTCGATAACGAGCGTATGCCGAGCAGGGGTAGGTGATCATGGCATCCCGTGCCTTCTCCACCCTCTCTGCTAAGGTCAGCGCCAGCGTCCCGGGTTGCCCCTACCCGCTGATCGTTCAGTACATCCGTGATGCTGCGATCCGGGTGTGCGAGCGCGCCCTTATATGGCGCTATGAGCAGCCTGTGTTCAACCTGACGCCCGGACAGTACCAGTACAGCTTCAACAAGCCCGCCGACACGCAGGTGCAGGCGGTGCTGATGGCGACGCTGAACAACTCGCCGCTTGAGATCCTCACCCTCGACGACGCGCGGAATCTCTACCCGACGTGGCCGGTCACTTCGACGACGAGCCAGGATATCGAGGAGAACGGCACTGAGCCGCGTTCGGTCGCGCAGGTTGATGTGCATCGCTACATTGTGCTCCCCGCGCCTGATGCGGCGGTGACCTACACTCTGCGGATGATCTACGCCCTCAAGCCCTCGCGCAGTGCGCTGGAGATGGATGAGGGTGTGTTCGATGAATACGAACTGCCCATCATGCACTCGGCGCTCCAGAACCTGCTGGTGATGCCGAAGGTGGAGTGGGCTGACCGTGAGTTGGCTACCTACCACGCCAAGCAGTTCATCTTCACGCTGAACGAGGCGCGGGCGCAGGCCAACCTTGGTGTGTTCCGGGGGTCCCTCTCCGTGCGGTTCCCGCCGTTTGCTTAGGAGGTAGCCGTGGACCCCCGCATCACCGACAACCGCATCCGGCTGGTTAAGAACGACACCGGGCCGCAGATCCAGCTCACCCTGACGGATGAGAGCACGGGGCTGCCGATCAACTTGAGCGGTGCGACGGCTACGCTCTACATGAAGTCTCTCGCCACCGGGACTGTGGTGGTCAGCCGCCCGCTGACCATCCCCACCGGTACGGCCAGCCAGGGGGTTGCCCTGATCATCTGGGGAGCCTCGGATTTGAACCAGACGCCGGGTGACTATGACGGTGAGGTCGAGGTGTTGTTCTCCACCGGGATGCGGCAGACGGTCTACGACGTGCTGAAGTTCAGGCTCCGAGACCAGTTTGCGTGAGGATAGACCCTACCCTTAGGCGCATCCGGGCGGTCGTTCGCACCGCAGCGATCACTGCTGCCTATAAGGCTGGGGTAATTGGGGCGGCGGTTGTCGTTCCCTACATTAGTTTTCGCTACGCCTTAGGTGAGTTTTTCAAGCAAAAGTTCATCACTGATATCGCACGGGTATCAGAAGGTGAGGTTTACTTTGCTGAGGACTACACCGATCCAGGGTATGTTGGGGCTCCATTTATACTAAACATTGGAAAGGTTCTAGCTGATACCGCTGTAGTTAGTGATGTATTGGCGTTCCTATTTCCTAAAGCCTTCAGCGATAGTTTGTCGGCAGCGGATGCCGCAGCTCGCCGGGTTGGGAAGGGCCTAACTGATACCGCTACAGCGGCGGATGCTGCTGCGCGCTCTGCGGCAAAGAGCTTTGCTGACGCCGCCACTCTGGCTGATGCAGCCGTGCGCTCTACGGGTAAGTCCCTGACCGACACGGCCTCTCTGCTAGATGTCGTTGCTTTGGCGCCCAGGCTTGTTATCATAGATCAGCCGGTAGCCTTGGATAGCGGTAGCTTGCGGATGCAGGACTACTGCGACTTCAGCTACTTCGCCGAGGACTACGTGGGCGTCTCTCGCGCCTTTACCTAGGAGGACACCATGGGACCGGTTGAGAAGTTGGGGATGACGGGCCGCCTGACCATCGTGCTGAAGGGCGCTGATGGGAAGGTGAAGGATGTGCGCGAGGTGAAGAACCTCGTCGTGAACACCGGCCTCGATCACATCACCTCCCGCATGGTGGGCACCTCACAGAACGTGATGAGCCACATGGGCCTTGGCGCTGGTACATCGCCTGCTGCTGCCGGTGATACAGCTCTTGGCTCTGCGCTTGGTTCGCGCAAGGCGTTCGATAGCGTCACTCGCACCGGCTCGAATAATGAGAACATCGTCTACGTCACCACCTTCAATGCTGGTGAGGCGACGGGTGCGGTGACTGAGGCTGGTATCTTCAACGCCTCGACTTCTGGCACGATGCTCTGCCGCACGGTGTTTGCCGTGGTGAACAAGGGTGCCTCCGACACGCTCCAGATCACCTGGACTGTGACGATCTCGGCCTGACGAGGTTTAGATGGCAACGATCATCACCCGGGCTGGTAAGGGCTCACCCCTCACAAATGCTGAGGTGGATGCGAACTTTACCAACCTGAACAGCGACAAACTGGAGACCGCTGGGGGCACCCTCACTGGTCCTACGGTCGTTAACGTCAATAGCAGTTCAACCGCCCTGCGGGTCACGCAGGTTGGTACCGGCGCTGCGCTCCTCGTCGAGGATGAGGCTAACCCGGATGCCTCGCCCCTCATCGTCAATGCGAGCGGGAATGTCGGCATCGGTACGACCACGCCGGGGGTGCGCCTCGATGTAGCGGGCGCAGCGGCGATCACCGATAACTCCTCTTCGGATGCGCTCCGCATCACGCAGACCGGTGCGGGCAACGCGCTGCTGGTCGAGGATGCGACGAGCCCGGATGCGACGCCTTTCGTGGTGACGGGGGCGGGTAATGTCGGCGTGGGTACGGCCACCCCGGCGGTGAAGCTGGCGATCAGCAGCACCGATGCGGTTCTAATCCCGGTCGGGACGACCGGCGAGCGCCCCGTAGGTGCGACCGGCTACCTCCGCTACAACAGCACCACCAACAGCTTCGAGGGCCACAACGGCACGGCCTGGGGCAGCATCGGTGGTGGCGCGACCGGCGGCAGCGGGGATCAGGCGTTCTATCTGAACAGCACGACGATCAACAACAGCTACTCGATCCCAAGCGGTCAGAACGCCGGTACCTTCGGCCCAGTCACGGTGGCTTCGGGTGCTGTGGTGACGGTGCCGAGCGGCTCAACCTGGACGGTGGTGTAACATGCCCGTTCGCCTGAACTCCACGGGTGGCGGTTCCGTCACCCTCGACGTGCCCAACACGGGCAGCACTTTCACGCTGAACCTTCCGGCAGTGACCGGCACGGTGGCTGCGGCGGATGCCAGTGGCAATGCGAGCTTCACCGGCACTGTGGCGATGGCGAGCAGCTTCCTGCGGAACCGCATCATCAACGGGGACATGCGCATCGATCAGCGAAATGCTGGGGCCGAGGTGAACCCGGCAGTCACGGGCACCTATTATGTTGACCGCTGGTTCGCCAACTCGTCCGCCGCCAGCAAGTTTAGGATTGGGCAGAACGCTGGGTCCGTCACACCGCCTGCCGGGTTTCCCAACTACCTGGGTCTGACATCGCTCTCTGCCTATACGGTTGGGTCCGGGGAATACTTCGGGGTCACGCAGATCATCGAGGGGTTCAACGCGGCAGACTTCGCGTGGGGTTCTGCCAGCGCCCGGTCGGTCACGCTGTCGTTCTGGGTGCGTAGTTCGCTGACGGGCACGTTCGGCGGCAGTCTTGCGAACAGCGGGTACAGCCGTTCCTATCCGTTCACCTATACGATTAGCGCCGCGAACACCTGGGAATACAAAACCATCACGGTGCCCGGAGATACGTCCGGGACTTGGCTGACCAACAACGGCGCTGGCGTGATCCTCACAATGTCCATCGGGTCCGGCTCCACGTTGAGCGGGCCGGCGGGCGCGTGGGCTGGCGCGACGTACACCTCTGCGACTGGCGCGACCTCCGTCGTCGGCACCAACGGCGCGACCTTCTACCTGACCGGCGTCCAGCTTGAAGTCGGCACCGTCGCAACGCCGTTTGAGCGCAGGCAGTTCGGGCAGGAATTGGCGCTGTGCCAGAGGTATTACGAGATTACGGGAGCGCGCATCTATGCTAGTTACGCTATAGCTGGCGTTGACGCCATTACTTCTGCTCCGTTTAGGGTCACAAAAAGAGCAACCCCAACAATGGCTGTTATTAGCGGAAACTTCAATTCTGCTTCAGCACCGGATACAAACTATTCGCACTTTGGATACTCTGGCGGAACTGTTGGGGCGCAAACTTGGTTGGGCACTTTTTCAGCTTCAGCGGAACTCTGAGCTATGTACACCAACGCCCAATACATCGCTGATGCCGGTCGTATTACCAGCATCCGCTGCGACATCGCTGGCGTGACCTCGTTCGTGCCGCTCGACCCGGCGAACACCGACTACCAGAACATTATGGCGCTCGTCGCCGAGGGTAAGCTCGTCATCGCTCCACCGGAGACCCCCTGATGCCCGTCATCATCAACGGCTCTACCGGCATCTCTGGTACGGACGGCACCACCTCCTCACCTGCCGTCCAGGGCACCGACACCAACACTGGGATGTGGTTTCCTGCCGCTGATACCATCGCCTTCTCCGAAGGTGGTGTAGAGGCCCTGCGGCTTAACAGCAGCGGCAACGCCATCTTCAGCGGCACGGTGCGTGTGGGCGGCATTGCAGCCGACCTCTACCCACTTGTTCTAGACACAGCCAAGACCGCAACTGGCGCCTTCGTGGACTTCACCGGCATCCCGTCTTGGGCACGCCGCATCACGGTGATGCTGAACGGCGTCAGCACGAATGGGACTAGCAACTATCTAATTCAACTCGGCTCTGGAAGTGTCACTACAACTGGTTATGTCTCAAGTGGCACTTACGTTCAAGGAGCAGTTGGAAGCGGCAGCGCAACCAGCACTGCCGGTGTTGTTATGTTCTCGGGTGCGGCGGCAAACGTTCAGAGTGGGCACGTTGTATTTACTTTGATTGCTGGCAATAGTTGGATTGCTAGTGGCGTAACGTGTTTCGACAACCAAGCCATTAATGGCTACATGGCAGGCAGAGTGGCCCTTTCCGGTGCTCTCGACCGTGTTCGCATCACGACCGTCAACGGCACCGACCTGTTCGACGCAGGTAGCGTCAACGTGATGTGGGAAGGCTGAGAGATGTCCACCCTCCAGGCGACGACCCTCAAGCACGCCTCCTCCGCGACGGCCAACATCACGCTCGACACCTCGGGCAATGTGAACATCGCCACCACGGGCAAGACGCAGCGGCTCTATGTGAACGGCAACGCGGCCTCCAACATCGCCGTCCTGACCGATGGTGCGACGATCACGCCCGACTTCGGCACGGCGAACAACTTCTCGGTCACGCTGGCGGGTAACCGCACGCTGGCCAACCCAACGAACCTAGAACCGGGGCAGTCGGGGGTGATCTACATCACTCAGGACGGCACGGGCGGGCGCACCCTGGCCTACGGCACCTTCTGGGATTTCCCTGGTGCGACGGTTCCGTCGCTGACGACGACCGGGAACGCCGTGGACGTTCTGGTCTACTCGGTGCGGTCCTCGACCAGCATCGCCGCGCAGCTCCTCACCAACATCGGGTGACGCATGGGTCTTCCGTCTGAGGCGAACGCGCTGCTGGGTAGCACTGATCAGTACCGCATCGAGCGGTCGCTGCGGTTTCGCGGCACTGCAAGTGCCTGCCTCACCAGAACCCCGGCTGTTGCAAGCAACCGCAGGACTTGGACTTGGAGTGCTTGGGTCAAAAGGGGTTCGCTAGGCGGCACGCAGACATTAATTTCCGCTGGCGCTGATTTCCTTTTCATCAACAGCGCCGGCAATGTTAGGTTTCAAGCCACCAGCCTCAATCGCACAACCCCGGTGCAAGTATGTCTTGATCCATCTGCATGGTATCATTTTGTTCTCGTTGTCGACACGACGCTCGCTACGGCTCTTGATCGGGTCATACTCTACATCAATGGCTTGCGCGTTGACGGCTCAAGCACCATCACGGCGTTAAATGAGGAGTTTCTGTTTAACTCGGTGACCGCCCATGAAATTGGTAGGTACGCTAGTGGCGGCACCTTACCCTTCGACGGCTACATGGCCGAGGTGAACTTTATCGACGGGCAGGCGCTCACGCCTTCATCCTTCGGCCAGACCGACCCGGTGACCGGCGTGTGGATGCCGAGGCGCTATACCGGTACCTACGGCACCAACGGCTTCTACCTGAAGTTCACCGACAACAGCGCGGCGACCGCCGCGGCCATCGGGCGCGACTTCTCGGGCAACGGGAACAACTTCACGCCGACCAACATCAGCGTCACGGCGGGCACCACCTTCGACAGCATGATCGATAGCCCGACGAATTACGGTGATGGCGGGAACGGGCGGGGCAACTATGCTGTCTGGAATCCGCTGTCGCTGCAATCCTCAATGAGCATCACAGATGCTAACCTAACCAGTCAAAACACTGGGACGGTTGCCAGGACCACAATGGCCAGCATTGGAGTGGCAAGCGGTAAGTGGTACTGGGAACTGACCGCATTTGGCGTGACAGTTCTCTATGCTGGCATTTGCTCTGCCCAGCCAGCTGCCGGTGGTTATATTGGGGATGCTGCTACTGGATGGGCCTACGCGAACAACGGACAGAAAATAAACGCCGCCACCTTTAGTGCCTATGGCGCCTCTTGGACTACCAATGATGTTATCGGTGTTGCCCTCGATATGGATGCAGGGACAATCACTTTTTACAAGAACAACGTATCGCAAGGGCAGGCGTTTACTGGGATTACCGGAACGGTGTTTCCTGCCATGTCGCCAAATGGCGCTGCTGGTAACGGGTTTAATGCCAACTTCGGTCAGCGCCCCTTCGCCTACACGCCGCCTGCTGGCTTCCGGGCGCTGAACACGCAGAACCTGCCGACGCCCCTCATCGAGCGCGGTGCGAACCACTTCGACACGGTGCTGTACACAGGCGACGGCGTGAACGGCCGAACCATCACCAGCTCGCTCCGGTTCACCCCTGGCCTTGCCTGGGGCAAGTCTCGCAGCACGGTGCGGGCGCACGCCATGGTCGATAGTGTGCGCGGGAACTTCCTGACCCTCTCATCCAACGCCACCGCAGCGGAGTCCGCGATCAACTCCTACGCCGTGAGCGTGGCGAACTCGCTGCTTACCTTCAATTCCAATGAGACGAACGAGAATGGCGCCACGTTCGTGACGTGGTTGTGGAACCGGGGCGCCGTGCCCGGCTTTGACATCGTGACCTACACCGGCACGGGTAATACGCTTGATGTTCCTCACAACCTCGGTGTCGTGCCCAGGATGATAATCGTCAAGGCCCGTAACAACACGGTCGCCGATAACTGGGGCGTTTACCACGGCTCGCTTTCGATCCTACAGAATCTGTACCTCAACCTGACCAATGCCGCTACGAGTGCGGCTATGTGGCGTAGTACGCCGCCTACATCCACCGTCTTTACGGTAGGTATTAATAACGACGTGAATAGGTCAGGGATCAATTACGTCGCCTATGTGTGGGCTGAGGTGCCCGGCTTCAGTCGCTTCGGCTCCTACACCGGCAACGGTTCGACGGATGGTCCGTTCGTGTGGTGCGGCTTCCGCCCCCGGTGGGTGATGTTCAAGCGCACCGACACCACGGGTGACTGGGTGATCTTTGATACGGCGCGGGCGCCCGCGAACACGACTGATCTTAACCTCACTCCCAACGCTGCGACGGTGGAGCGGACTGATGGTATTGGTAACAGTACAGCCGGTTTCCCCATCGACATCCTATCCAACGGGTTTAAGCAGCGCAGCACTGGGGCGGCCCGGAACGCCTCGGGCGGCACCTATGTCTTCGCGGCCTTCGCGGAGAACCCCTTCAAGATAGCGAGGGCTCGCTGATGTTCCTGCTCAACGGAGCGCCCCTGCCGATTGACGTGCCCTTCGAGGCGAACGGCATCCGATACCCGGCGAACTGGCTGCGCCTCGCTTCGGTCGAGGAACGCGAAGCCATCGGCATCACGGAGGTGGTGGAGCAGCCGCGCCCGGATGACCGGTACTACTGGGTGACCGACAACGGCGATGGTACTTATACGACCACGCCGAAGGACCTTGATGGGCTGAAGACTGCCGCCATTACGCAGATCAAGGCGACCGCCGGGTCCCTGCTGGCCGCCACTGATTGGAAGGTCGTCCGGGCTGCCGAAGGGGCCAAGCCCTGCGACGCCGAGACGCTCGCGGATCGCGCGGCCATTCGCACCGCGTCGGATGCCAACGAGGCAGCGGTCACCGCCTGCACCACGGTTGAAGAGCTGGCAGCCCTGGTGCCCAGTTGGCCGACCAAGGACATCCCGTCTGAACAGGAAGAACAGGCGGTTGACGCTGCCGAAACCACTGCGGCACAATAGCCTAGGCGCGCTGGGGAGACCTGCGATGGAAGTTAGCCTTGCTATGATCTGGCAGGTCCTCACGACTATCCTCATTGCGCCGCTGGCGTGGTTCCTGAAGGAGGCGCTTGCTCGCCTCCGTGAGGTTGAGATCTCCCTAGCCAAGACCCGCGAGCTGCTGGCTGAGAAGTACGCCACGCGAGCGGACGTGCATAACGACATCGGGCGGGTGTTGGATCGGCTGGAGCACCTCGACCACAAGCTCGACAAGCTCCTTCTGGCCCGAGGCGGTGGGTGATGCGCCGGGTCAACGCTGAGGGCATTGCCCTCATCAAGCAGTGGGAAGGGCTCCGTCTGGAAGCCTACCAGTGCGACGCCGATGTCTGGACCATCGGCTACGGCCACACCGAGACTGCCCACAAGGGTATGCGCATTACCCAGGCTGAAGCTGAACAGCTGCTTCGGCGGGATCTGGCTGACTTCGCAGCGGCTGTGGATAACACCGTGGAGGTTCGCCTCTCCGACAACCAGTTCGCCGCTCTGGTCAGCTGGACGTACAATGTCGGCATCAGCGCGATGCGTAAGAGCACCCTGATCCGTAAGCTCAATCAGGGCGACTACGGCGCGGTGCCGCGTGAGCTGGCGCGCTGGAACAAGGTTAAGGGGAATACCAACCAGGGGCTGAGTAACCGCCGGGCAGCTGAGGCTGGCCTTTGGGCACGTGGTTCATTTGTGGCTTCCCGCGAGGTTGAGCCGTCCGAACCGGCCAAGCCTTCGACGGCCACGGATGTAAGCACACTTGGTGGTGTGGCTGCGGCAGCTGCAACGGCAGCGCCCGCGATCACCGGTCTGAGCGGCCTGCACTGGGCGGTTGGTGTAGCTCTGGTAGCTGGCGCTGTAGCCCTGGCAGCTATCTGGCTGCTGCGGAGGCGCGATCCATGATCGCCATGCTGTGGAGCCGGGTGCAGGGCACCGTGGCGGCCATCCTCCTGGTGATCGGGGCTATCGTCTCGGCCTGGGTGGTGGGTCGCAAAACCGGCGGTGAACGTGCGCGGGCGCACGCGGCGGCTCAGGAGCAGGACACAAGGAGGGCGGCGGATGCGGCGGCTCGGGATGCTCAGCGGTCTGGTGCTGCTGAGCGGCTGCGCAGCGGTCAGTTCTAGGCCCTGCCCACAGGTGACGGAGTTCCCGCCTGCTCTCCAGCAACAGGCGGCTGAGGAACTGAGGACTGCCCCGGCGCTGACCCGGATGATGGATGCGATGGCCGTAGATCGGGCTTTCAACCGTGCGGTTTGTAAGTGACCTTTCGGTAGCCCTCGCAGTATGAAAGTATTCGCCCCGACGCTTTCAAAGCGTCGGTCGTTTAGGAGAGAGCCGATGATGCGTGGTAAGCCGAAAACCAAGGCAGCAATGGCGTCCTACCAGAAGGGCGGCATGGTCAAGGGCTTCAAGCCGTGTGCGAACTGCCCCTCCCCCGCCAAGTGCCGCGCTGCTGGTGCCTGCGCAATGGCTGGTAAGAAGAAGTAATCAGTGACCGCGATTAAGATCACCAAGTTTCTGGGGACAGCACCGAAGAACGCTTCGGAGCTGTTGTCGGATACTGCTGCTCAGGTTGCTCGCAACTGCAAGCTCTACTCTGGTGATCTTATTCCGTACCCGCAGCCGACGATTGTCGCCAATGCCCAACGTACGGGAACTATTCGTACGCTCTACGCGCTGCGGAACCCGGACACTGATGCTCTGGTCTGGCTCACCTGGAACAATACCGTCGATATTGTAACACCTGCGACGGACTCCCTGGGTGAGCAGCGGTTCTACTACACCGGGGACGGGGTGCCGAAGGTCAGCACCTACGCACTGGCTACCCAGGGCGCGGCACCCTACCCGACCAACTACTACGAGCTGGGGCTCCCGCTCCCTACGGTGAAGCCGACCACCACAGCAGCAGCGTTCTCGGTCGTCTCCACGACCTCCTTCGCTCGCTCGGCGGGTAACAACGTTACCCTGGTGACCAGCACGCCGCACAATCTGAAGTCCGGTGCGCTCATCACGGTGACGGGCTTTGCTTTCCGCACCGGTACCTACAGCCGTACCGGCACGACCATCACGGTCACCATCACGGGCCACGGCCTGAGCAGCGGTGCTGACATCCTGCTCCGCTTCACTTCTGGTACGGCGACCTCGAACACCTACACCATCACGGTGACGGGCACCGACACCTTCACTTGCAACGACACGGCGTCTGGCTCCACGTCGGGCGATGTCAGCTGGGATATCGGCGATCTCAACACGACCGCCGAGGTGACGGTCATCAACTCGACGACACTGCGCTACTTCTCGCCCGGTCCTATCGTGGCGACGACAGCTAACACCGATGGTCGCATCGACCTTGGTGGGCAGGTCCAGGGGCGCACGTATCTCTACACGTGGTACACAGGCTGGGAAGAGGAATCCATCGGCTCCTCGCCCTCTGATCCGCTCTTCATCAAGGAGGGGCAGGTTGTCACTGTGGCGACCCTTCCGACCGTGCCGCCTAGCGGCAGCAACTTCATCCGTGGCATTCGGCTCTACCGCACACTCGCAGGCACGACCGATGCTGCGTACTTCCGTGTGTCCACGCTCTGGTTCCCGAACAGCATCAACCGCGTGGCACGGGCCGCCAATGTCTCGACGGTGACCTTCACCTACCCGCACCAACTATTCAAGGATGATCGGTTCAAGATCAGCGGGTGCAGCGACGCCACCTTCAACATCACGGGCGGCATCGTCACTGAGGTGGTGGATGAGTACACCATCCGCTACGCGCAAACGGCTGCCAACGTGACCTCCGTGGCGGCGACGGGCGACCTCTATTATGATGTGTCGGAGAACCCGCCGACCACGACGGCGCGCTACTGGGGCGACGGTGGCGACTACACCTTCACCGACGACTTCGATTTCCGCTCGCTGACCAACATCTTGCGCACGTCGAACTACGATGCGCCGCCACCCGCACTCCAGGGTCTCACGCTGATCCAGAATAGCATCCTGGCGGGTTTCGTCGGCAACACGGTGTACTTCTCTGAGCCCGGCATCTTCCATGCGTGGCCTGAGGATTACGCACGCTCTTTCGATAGCAACATCGTTGGGTTGGCGCAGATCGGCGGTTCGCTCCTCGTGCTGACCGAGGATTATCCATACATCCTCTCGGGTTCAAACCCGGCGATCATGTCGCAGTCGCGGCTCTCCGCGCGCTATCCTTGCGTGAACCGGCGCAGCATCGTGGAGACCAGCTTCGGTGTGGTCTACGCCACTCACGATGGTCTTGTGCTCTACGCGCCCTCGACCGCAGCGCAGCTGTTTACCCGTTTGGTGCACAGCAGCGACACTTGGAACGCGGCGCTCAACCCAGA